CAGTTTGCATACAACTATCAAGGCAGCCCTGTTTTGTCCGTCATGAACCGCATGGGGCAAGTGTCGGGCGCAGCACTCGGTAAAGGCTTGGCCGGTGTGGATGGTGCGGCACAAGCCGGGATGATCAAGCGGCATGTTGCAAGCCTGGGAAAATTCCCGGAAGCGCTGATCATTGCTGAATTTGCACCACGGACGTCTCCATGCTCCTGTCGATCTTCATGCTGTTTAGGGTATACAAGAAATCAGCAATGGTTGGACGCGGTGAACAACATCGCGGATATCGTGCGTATCGAAGCTCTAGGCGAGCATAAGACAACGCATCGGATCCGGCGTGCGTGCGTTGAGAAGTTTTTCGGTTGTTCAGTGACACAGATCAGGATGGCGGAAACTCTGGATATCCACGAGAGCACATTGAGCCGCATGATTGGCAAGGTGAGACGGTATCTAACGCAGCAGCAGGATCAGGTCATGATGGGATTGGAAGATGCGCTTAATTGTGTTGTCAGTAAAATTTATTAAGATAAGTTATAAACTGTTTATCTATTAATAAATTGTTTTTCCCGGGATAGGGAAAGGATCTTTGGACCCACCCCCCCAACGGGTCCTCCCAGGCAATTGATTATATGGGGTATTTCGCACCGCGAGGTTCCCCTAGGGTAAAGTTGCCGTGCATAGGCAACTATTGCCGCAACTCGGCAACTTTCCGGGAAGTTTGGCAACTTTTAACCGCTCTGTCAGAGCACCCCCGCAAATCCCGAATCCTGCTGTAACTGTACAACAAACCAACCCAGAACTTTCCGCATTCACCCTGCATGTACCACCCAAAAGCAAAATGAACGTATCCAAAAGCGAATTTGCCCGCCTGCTGGGCGTACACAAAGGCACCGTCACCAAATGGGCGGATGCCGGGAGGATTGAAGTGATTAATGGCCGCATCGATGTTCAGGAAGCGAGACGCCGTCTGGCCGCAACAGAAAATCCCCACCCACAGGCCCAGGCACAGATCGACCGCCATGCGACGGATAAAGCGATGCGCATGCAGGCGGGTTCCCCCACTCATTCCACCCCCGCCCTGGAGAAAATCGGAACCGCCCTCAAGCTGGAAACCTACCGGTTGCAAAAGGCCAAAGCTGAAATTGCCAACCTCGAACTGGACCGGGCAGCCGGACTTCTGGTGGAACGGGCAGAAGTGGAATACGTCCTGGCGGAATTTGCCAGCACTTTCCGCTACCTTCTGGAAAGCCTGGCTGACCGCCTGGCTTCTGCGATCGCCGTACACCGGGGCGATGTGGCTGCAATTCATGCTGAAATCGACATGGCATCTGCAGCCTTGCTCAATGAAATGTCCGAAGCGATGAAGCGGAAGATGGATGGCTGTGCCGCATACTGATTCCTGCTGGAAGTTCTGGCCCTGCTGCCGGATCCCGACTGAAAAGCTGGATCCCGGAAAATAGATTGCAACTTCATGATGCGGATCAACATTCATCCATAAATTGCTTGTCTTTGGTTGGCGGGAGAGCGTTCATATGCCCATCACACAACCCAATCGGAGGAAATCATGAAGAACCCTAAACCCCACCACCAGGACGCAGCACTGGATACTTTTGTCGGCAACCTCACCGAGATTACCGCGATTCTAGCCCGTTTGCAAAGCGCGGTAGATGACCACCTGGGGATTGCCCCAGAAAACGTCAACTGGGGACACGTCGGCGATACCGCGCAGATTGCCAGTCAGCTTCGCGAGATCCGTGACCGCCTGTATCACGAAGGGGAATATGCCGAAGCACCTGCAGCGAAGGAGTCCAAATAATGAACACCAAACTGACCCCAGCGCAACACTCTATCCTGGCTTATGCAGTCAATCACGCAGAAGGAAAGATTGACTGGTTCCCACCGAACATTAATGGTGGTGCACGCAAAAAAGTGCTGGACAGCCTGTTTCAGCGCGCCCTGATTACCCCTTCTGGTGGCGATTGGTTTGTTGCAGCGGAAGGATATGACGCAATGGGGATGCCACGACCTGGCAATAAAGAACAGTTAAAACCAGATACGATTGCAGAAATCGATCAGCCAGAAGCGGCAGCACCGGAACAAGCCCAGTCAAAAACAAGCAAACGCCAAAACAGCAAGCAGGCCCAAGTGATCTCGATGCTCAGGATGCCGGAAGGAGTGACTATTCCACAGATTTGCGCCGCCACTGGCTGGCAACAACACAGCGTTCGTGGAATGTTCTCCGGGGTGTTTAAAAAGAAACTCGGCCTGAACATTGTATCGGTTAAGACAGACGCAGGCGACCGTGCCTACCGGATTGGATGAGGAGGGGAACATGAGCAACCGGTTCAAAAAAATCATCATCGATGATGTGATCTCAACCAACCTTGCCCCCGGCCTGCAGGAGCATTTGCTCGACTTGTTTGAATCTGCCCTGCAGTCCATTTCCACCACCCTGATCCGCGAAGCGGTATTTGATACCACCGATTTTGCAACGGCGGTAAGGCGGGGATGTACCGGATATGCCCTGCGTATCCTCCGGGTGAAGCTTGAATCCGGAGTTTCCTGGCATGGCGTATTTACAAAGGATGCCCAGCGCATGGAGGTAATTGCACATCTGGAATAACGCCTACAGCCTGTAATCCATGAATCCGTAACATTGAACCACCTGCCACCCGCTCTGCGGGTGGTGTCGTTTCCAGCCTTGGAAATAACAGCAGTATCGCCCGAAATTTCAATTCAACCGAAACACCCACTGCAATCCTTGAAATCAGATTATCCGTTTATACGAAAGGAAAACCTATGAAACCTGTGCTACAGCCGATTTCGATCGAACGCTTGATCCCCTATGCAAGAAACAGCCGCACCCACTCGGACGAACAGGTGGCACAGATCGCCGCCAGCATCCGTGAGTTCGGATTCACCAATCCGGTGCTGATCGATGGAAACAACGGCATCATTGCTGGGCATGGCCGGGTACTGGCCGCGCGCAAGCTGGGAATCTTGGAAGTGCCCTGCATTGAACTTTCGCATCTGTCGGAAACGCAGAAACGCGCCTACATCATCGCCGACAACAAACTGGCCCTGAATGCCGGCTGGGATGAAGAAATGCTGGCCCTGGAACTGGGAGAACTGGCCGATCTTGATTTTAACCTCGATCTTACCGGATTCGATGCAGATGAAATTTCCAACCTGCTGTTTGAACCGGATGCAGAACAGCAGGGCGATGAAGATGCAGTTCCAGAAATTGAGCAGGAACCGGTATCGAATCCCGGCGACCTCTGGCTGCTGGGAGAGCACCGCCTGCTGTGCGGGGATGCCACTGATCCTGCAGTAGTCGCCACCCTGATGGGAAATGACCGGGCACACATGGCTTTCACCGATCCACCCTATAACGTCAACTATGCCAACAGCGCCAAAGATAAACTGCGCGGTACCCACCGCCCGATCCTGAACGACAACCTGGGTGATGATTTCGATGGATTCCTTGGTGCCGCCTGCACCCATCTGCTGCAACATACCAGTGGCGCCGTTTATATTGCCATGAGCTCCAGTGAACTGGACACCCTGCAGCAGGCATTCCGCAAGGCAGGAGGAAAATGGTCCACCTTCATCATCTGGGCCAAGAATACTTTTACCCTAGGACGTGCCGATTACCAGCGCCAGTATGAACCTATCCTGTACGGCTGGCCGGAAGGCGCACAGCGCCACTGGTGTGGCGACCGTGATCAGGGCGATGTCTGGTTCATCAACAAACCCCTGAAGAACGACCTGCACCCCACCATGAAGCCGGTGGAACTGGTCGAACGCGCCATCCGCAATTCCAGCCGCCCGGGTGACCTTGTGCTCGACCTGTTCGGCGGATCCGGCACTACCCTGATCGCAGCTGAAAAAACCCAACGCAGCGCCCGCATCCTCGAACTCGATCCGAAATACTGCGATGTCATCATCCGCCGTTGGCAGGACTATACCGGAGAGCAGGCCATTAGGAAATCCGATGACAGACGGTTTGATGATCTCGTTGCAGAGCATCACCCTGAACACATGCATCCTGATCGTGCTGGCGTGAGCCAGGATTCCTTGAACGGAACAAATTCATGACAACCCCCATAGGCCGTAAATCACACCAGCCTGGTGAATACACCCGGCGGCAGGTCAAGACCTTGGCTGGCATGGGAATTCCTGTTTCGGATATTGCCAGCGTCATCGGGATATCCACCCCGACCCTGCGCAAGCACTATGCGGAAGAACTGGCAGTGGGGCAGATCGAGGCCAATGCCAAGGTAGCTCAAAGCCTGTTCCGGCAAGCGACTGGAGACCGCCCCAACGTAGCTGCCGCCATCTTCTGGCTCAAATGCCGTGGGGGATGGCGCGAATTCCCTGACCCTTCGGAAAAGCCCGGAAAAAAGGAAGTGAAGCAGGAAGCCGCCGGTAAAGCCGTAACAGGACGATTCGCACCCGGTAATCCGCCCCCATTCAAGGTGGTGAAATCCTGATTTCCAGATCAGTTCAGCCAAC